CCCGTTGTCGAGAGCCCGCTTCATTTCGAGGTCTTCGGGGGTGGTGGTAGTAGGAATCCGGTAGGTCTTGGCGTTCATCTTCATGGTGTTGTCCTCCGTTCGTGTTTTCCCTTTCGGTATGGACATATTCGCTCTAAATGTGGATAATATCAAGTCAATTCGGAGCGAAAACTACACAAATAACCAGGACGAAAACTGTGTAGATTATGGAGCCATTTAACGAGGAACAGGCCCTTCCGGGCCGTCCTCCTGTTGGTGTGGGTCAAAGCTGAATCTTCTCGCCGGTGAGAACATCCACCACTGCGGCGCCCTTGCCGAAAGCAGCCCGCATCTCGGCCATTTCCGCGGCGCTGGTGGCCCTTCTCACCGCCCGGTAGGATTCCAGGTCAGCTTTCATCTCGGCCTCACGTGCGGCCTGTGTTGCGGCGCTGTCGGCCTTGTCGGTGACCAGCGCCAGCATCTCCAGCAGATCATCCATCCAGGCCCGCCCGATGCAGTTCCGGGCAACGCTGTCGGCCTTGCCGGTGACCAGCACCAGCATCTCCAGCAGATCATCCATCAAGGCCCGCCCGATGCAGTTCCGGGCAACCCCGGCCTCGTCAATGGTAATGGCCCCGCTGTCCAGGCCGGCCTTGACCTTTGCCAGTTCGCTTTGGGCGTGCTGCTGCCAAAAGACCCCCAGGTCGCCGCGCAGTTCCCGTTGAAATCTTGTCATTGTCAAAACCTCCGTTTTTTTGTGTATAGGCGACCAGAAGAGCCGTGGCCCTTCTGGTCGCCGGTTTGGTCAGGTGCGGAAAAGGATGCCGGGGTATTCCTTGGTGCCCTCTCCGCCCCAGCGGGTCTCGCTCCTGGTCACCTTGCAAAGCCCCTGCATGGTGCAGCCCTCGGCGGCCAGCAGGTGGAGGAGCCTCATCAGCGCGGTGCTCTGATCGGTGACCGCGAACTCGGTGATCCCGGCGGCCCGGAGGGCCTCCACGAAGTCGTGGGTGTCCTTATCCCAGGGGAGATCGCGCACCTCGAAGGTGCTGCTCTCGTCCCGGACGCTGTTGAACCAGGCGCAGAAGGCTTTGTCCTGCCCGTTGGTGAAGGGGTACTTAATTCCCTTCTCGCGCTCGTGCCAAGACTCCAGCGCGGCCCAATCCTCGGCCTTCAGAATGGCATCCTTCTCGCCCTCGCGCTGCGCCCGTGCTTTTTCGTATTCGGCGCTGGTCTGGTTCATGGTCTGGAAGTAGGTGTTGTTTTTCATGGTGATTTCCTCCGTTTTCTGAAGTGTTGTTTTCCTTTCGGTAGTGTATTAATCACTCTAAACCGCAATAATAGCAAGTCATTTCTGGGAATAAACTACACAATTTCCACATCCCACATTTGTGTAGTTTACAATCGTGGTCACGGCTCACGGGTGCAGCCCGCTTACCATGATGCTGAACGAGAGCAAGCCCCCTTCGGGGCTTGGCTTTCGGCTGGGGGTTAGCGTCCGGTGCGGCATTCCCACTCGAACTCGGCGTAGGCTTCGTAGTCATCCCGGAACCTTTCGTCGTTGTCGATGGGCTCGTAGTCGTAGTCGATTCCAAGGAGTTCCTCAAAGGTGGTGCCCTCCTCGGTGGCGGCTTCCTTGGCGAAGTCCTCGGCATTTTCCTTGACCCAGGCTTTGAACTCGGAATCCGTCATGTCCTCGTTCTCGACCTCCACTTCGTACTCCCATTCGGCATCAGCCCAGGTGATGGTCGCTTTGGAAATCCGCTCCTCTGAGTTCCAGTCGCTCTTGGCTGCCCGTGCTCTTCTCAATGCCTGTGCGTAGCTAATCATCTTTTTTTCCTCCGTTTTTGTGGTTTTCCCTTTCGGTAGTGTATTAATCACTCTAAACGGAGGTAATAGCAAGTCATTTCTGAGAATAAACTACACAAAGACGGGGGAGGGAAACTGTGTAGATTTACAGTGCCAAAAGCCGGGCGCAACGGCACCCGGCTCCCCAGAGGGGCGGCTGTGTTCCACCTTAATGCAGGCGGTAGACCTTGTTTCTGTACTTGACGGCGTAGGTGCCGCTGTACTTGCTGACCGTGACGTCGGCCTCGCAGATGCGCTTGACATTGAATTCCCGGCGGATGATGCGCTTGGCAATCTCCATGGCCTTGGCGGTGATGTCCTCGGTCTTGCTGTCCTGGTGCTTGGCAATGTACCGCTGGAACCGCAACTGCTGGGCGGCGGTTGCTTCTTCCTGCGTTCCGTAGAACTTCCCGTGGTGGCGATCCGCCCCGATCTCATAGAAGCGTTCCCGGCTGATGATGTCGAGTCTGTTGTTCCAGAGGGTGCAGTAGTCGCTCTCGCAGTTCGGGATGACCTCGCTGTCCGCCCGGCCCACGATGATCTCCAGGCCCTCGATGGAAAGCTTGCCCCATTCGTGGAAGGTTTCGACCAGGATGCGGATGACCTCGGTGCCGTTGGTGAGGTCGATGTGCGCATAGTCGCCCTGGCTGCCGCCCATGGTGCGGGTGTTGATGGTGTACCCATTAGCCAGGTACTCGGCGATGATGGCGGTGTACTTCTTGTTGATGTCAGCGTATTTCATTTCAAAATCCTTTCTGCCCATAGCCTCTGGGGTGGGCACTTCGTTTGCCTTTCGGTAGTGTATTAATCACTCTGAACCAAGATAATAGCAAGTCATTTTTGAGAATAAACTACACAATCTCCCCAGGACATATTTGTGTAGATTACGCCCCAGAATACACTTGCTATTTCCTCTGTTTAGAGCGAATATGTGTGTACCGAAAGGGAAAACAGACAAACGGAGGGCAACAGCATGAAAATGAAATTCTACCTCAACGGCAAGAAAACCACCCGCAAGGCCGTCCAGGAGCAGCTTGGAGCGGATCGGCTGGCCCGGATGCTGAAGGAGGCCAAGGAAACCTTCATGGCTGACCCGCTGACCCAGAACGATTTCTTCATTGGGAACGGGATGCTGACCATCGCCTTTGAATGAGCCAGCGAGACCGGGGGGCAGGGCCGCAAGGCCCTGTTTGCCGTTTGCGGCCCCCTTGTGGCGCGTTCTCCGGGCGGGCGGGTGTTTACCCCCTCCGCCACCGCAGGGCCCCACTGTGGACAGCGGCAGGGGGCGGTGTGGCCGTTTCCTGTTCCGTTTTCAAGGTGCGTATGTAAAAGGGGCGGCGGTTGACTCCCCCTGTGCCGATGGGTAAACCCATGAGCGCCCGCCCCGGGTGGGGCGGCTGGGCTTGCACCAGCGGCGGCGAATGCCGTCGGCCTTGCGGGCATTAGTTTTCTTCCTGCTCCGCTGGTTCGTAAGTATCGCAGCCAGCTACGGAAATGTTTACGGCCTCCCCGCCGTAAGAGCAATGACCGTCAAGCCAGAACTCACAATCGGAACGGATGCATTTAATTTCAAGCATCATACTTTTTCCTTTCTGCCCTCGTGACCTCCGGGGCGGGTCGTTTGTTAATCCCAGAAGGGGCGGATCTGACCGTTCCAGGCTTCCCACTGCCAGGCGCCACGCCCGACGTTGAAGCGGATGTAGTGGTAGTCGGTGGCGCAGTAGATCGGGCGGCGGTCGATCTTCTTCCCGGTCCGGCGGAGCTGGTGGTGCCGGTTGACCTCGTACTCGTCAATCTCATGCAGGATCGTGACCTTGCTGCGGTCGAAGCCAAACTCGTTACAGACCCAGTTCAGGGCTTCCTCGTCGGTCATGTAGCGCGCAGCACCTGGGACGCTTTCGGCCAGGCTGGTGTACTGTGCCTGGGTGATGTTATGGCTATCCTCATAGGGCTTCCATTCCAGTTCCCGGTCCAGCTGAGCCTGGAGGGCGATAATCCGTTCCTCGTACTTTTCGCCGTCCCGCTTGGCTTCTCTGTCCAGCTCCAGGATGCGGCTGTTCAGGCGGTCGATCTCGGTAGCGCGGGCCTGGTAGATTTGCTTCTCGCCGTCGCGCTGGACAAAAGCCTTGCAGAAGGCGTCCTTGTCGCCGTCGAAGTTGTAGTAGGCTTCTTCGATCTTGGCGTACTCCTGGGGCATAGGCTCAAAGCCGGTGCGCTCGATAAATTCGTGCATCATCATTGGGGGTTCCTCCTTGATTTTTTTGCCTTACCTTGTTATCATGGAGGTGGCCGGGGTAAGGCTCCCGGCTCACTCCATTTGCATTGGGCAGCGGTGTCATTGTCAGTGGGCCGCTGCCCTCTCTTTATGCCTTGACCTTGCTGTCACGCACGATTTTTGCAGCCTGTTCAGCGGCCTTGGCATCTTCGACGCTCATCTCAATCAGCTTGGCGATGTTTTCCAAGTATTGATTGAGCTCCGCGCTGGTCATCTCGTTCATATCCTCCCTCCCTTCATAAGAGGCTTGATTCCTCTGCCTTACAATGACATTATAAACTATATAGTTTATAATGTCAACCCTTTATTTTAACTTTTGAGGGTAAATTTGAACCATTTTGTTTGACTTTTGAAAATATATAGTTTATACTTTTGAGATGAGGAGGTGAAGTCATGACAGCACGCCAAATTATTGAAATGGCCACGGGGTATTGCGGGATATCAAACGCTGAGTTAGCCCGTCGCCTTGGGTGGTCCCCGCAACTGCTCAATAAGCGCTTGAACACGGGAAAGTTTACTGTGGAAGAATGGGGGAAAATCGGAGCGGCCCTTGGTGCAACTGCAAGGGTTGGCTTCAAATTCCCGGACGGGACAGAAATATGAAAAAGCCCGGACGCTGAAAACGTCCGGGCCTTAGCCGAGCTAGTTATTGGATGCCCTGGTCGGGCGGGTGTGCTCCTGTGCGGGTCTTTACCCTGCGCTCCTTGTTGGGGACTCGCACAAGCAAGTCCGTGAGATCACAGTCCAGGGCCTCGCAGATCAGGTCCAAGTGGTCCAGGCTGACCCGGGTTGCGATCTCGTTGTATAACTCGCTGATTGTGTTTTTACGGATGCCCGTCATGCGGGCCAGGTCCGCTTGTGTCAGCCGTCGTTCGCCAAGTCGGGCCGACAATAAAATTCTAACCATAGCCAAGCTCCTTTTCGATACAGTATATCGAAATTGGAACACAGGCGCTTGAATTTGATATGAAATATCGGTTTCCGATACCACAAAAACAGAGTGAAATCCAATTACCTTACTACTAACGTATTGCAGTAAAAATGAGAAAAGCCCTTGTGCCACAACGGGTTTATTATGAATGGGGTTCAAGAGGCCGCTGGTTCGAATCCAGTCACTCGGACCAAAAAGACCTGATTTCTACAAGAAATCAGGTCTTTTTGCTACATTTTGTGCACAAAATTCCAGTGGGGAAATTCTGTAAATTTCCCCTATTACTAACGTATTACTAACAAAATCCCGGCCTATAAAAGGTCTGTGATCCGGCGCAGGTCTTCCAAAGATACATCCTGATAATGCCGGAGCATTTCTGTGCTGGTGTGTCCGATGAGCTCCAGCTTGTCCTTGTCAGCGGCGGCTACACGCTTCATCATGGTGGCGAAGGTGTGACGGCAGCTGTGCGGCGTGTAGCGCCTGCGCTTGATGCCGTTGACCTCTTCCGCGGGGTTGTCGATGCCGCAGCGGTCCAGCACGTCGTAAAAGATGGCCCGGTATTTTTCGATGGGGAGCGGCCGGCCGTCTGGCCTGCAAAACACAGGGCCTGACGCTTTACCCTCGGTGAGCCGCTGGACGATTGGCTGGATTTTGGGAGAGACCGTCACCACACGATTCCGGCCGGCATCTGTCTTGGCCCCGCCGACAAAGGCGCGTTCTTCTGGGTCATAATCCTCAGCATCCAGGGACAGAAACTCTGACGGGCGGAAACCAAGATAGCACTGGCAGAGCACGTAATCGGCTCCGGGAACTGTCTCCACGTTTCGCTCCAGGGTCTTTACAGCGTCCATTGGCAGGGCTTCTTTCGTCCCGTGTGCTCCGCTGCCTACGATGAGGTATTGCCCCATATTCAGAGTGGCAAGGCGCCGGGGGATGGCGTATTTGTATAGCAGCGTACACAGCGCCTTCATGTTCTCACGGGTCCGCTTCCCTTTCGGGCATTCGTCCAGGCATTCCTGGAGATCGTCAATGTCGATGCTGTCCAGCTTCTGGTGCCAGATTGGACGGTAGTAGTTCATGGCGGCGTGGTAACAGTTCATCGTGGACTTCCCGGCCCGGTGGGTAGGCTCCCAGCTGTTGTATAGCTTCTGGAAGGTGATGGTCTTTTCCTTTGGAGCATCCCCGATCTTGGGCAGATAGTCTAGGGCCTCTTTCTTCGTCTTGAAGCCGGACTTGGATCGGGTGATCCGGCGGAGCGCCCCGTCAGGCGTCACCTCATAGCCGATGGTCTTTACCGCTACCCACTTCTTGTTGGGGCGCTGGTAGACACTGCCCTGGCCGTTCCCCCGGCCTTTGGGCCTCCGGCTTACGTCCTGTTTGACGCCGCAGGCCGGACAGAACTTGCTTCCGTCTGGGATTTCCCCACGGCATTTTCGGCATTTCATATTGCGTTTACCTCCTATTATGCTTATAATAAAAGGGCAGTGGGTCGTGCAAACTTACTGCCCTTTATATCCCGCCTCCGGTGCTGGTAACGCCGGGGGCGGGATTTTTTTTGTCTCAAACAGGGGCGGCTGAAAGCCATACTTTCTGATAACGGGGTTAGAAGGGTAACTCTCCATTATCATCGTTTGAAATCATGTCCCATGCATTCAATAATCCGCTCTCAAAAAAAGTGGTTTTGCTTCCGCAATACGGACAATACCGAGCATTTCCGGGCAGAAATTCAGTGTGTGAACAGCGTTCGTATCCGTAGTCGCTGTCCGTTGCAAGAATACATTGATTTATAAGAGGCTTACTACAAATCATGCAAAATAAAGAGTTTGCGATATGCTCTTCGTTTTCGCATACCGGACATTTTGTAACTCGTCCCTGCTTATTTACTTGAATGCCGGAATACACCATATTGGTAAACCTCCTGCTTTTGTAATTGGTGATTGTTGCCTCGCCGCATATTGGGCAGACGATGAAATTCTTTCCGTATGATAGAGAAGAACAGGTATAACAAAAATGAGGAAACATTTTATCTCTACAGCGGCTTAAGATTCTATACTCACATTCGCTGGGCTGCATTTCTTTCCAATAAGTATAGTCGACACTTCTATATTCCTTGACGGATCGTTCAGATAATTGAAAAAAAGATGCTATATCGTTAGGGTTAAAGGCTTCTTTGTCTATACGCTCATGGATGAGAATAGGAGGTGCTAAAAAATTGCCTGCAAAAGTATTGGCCTCACCTTCCATTCTGAAATACATAATGTCGGCTAATCCGCCACGATCAATTTCTGTCCGTTTATCATCCAAATGACCTAATATGATGTGACCTAGTTCATGGGCCAAAGAAAAACGAGTTCGTTTCGCTCCGATTTTCTCATTATAAACGATAATATATACACTTGTTTGCTCGTCATAGTAGCATTTGGCATCCTTTATTTCATCTGGACAGTTTATACCTCGACTTATAGCCCACCTTTTGTAATCAGCAAAAGATGAAACAAGAATAGGAGAGTGGCCCACAGTTAGTTTTTCAAATACTTCAGATATATCGATTGGATACTCATCCACACAAAGTAAATCTACAAGTTTTTGAGATTGCTCGAAAGAATGAAAATATTGCTTGAGATTTGCACTCATTCTTGACTATCTCTCCTTCTCAAAAGAAAATCAATGTAATCCGCAATATTTTTATCCAACTCTGGAGTAATATCTGAAGATTCTAAACGCGCAATAGAACGAAGTTTTCTTTTTTGTCCGCCCTCAACGGCGGGCGTTTTTTCTTTTTGGTATAAAGGACGTGTGATGATAACCCACCCACCGTTTTCTGTAGGACGGGCAAACTCAACCACTCCATCCAGAAATTGAATAAAAACTATAATTGGGATGTCATCTGGATTTGTTTTATCAAATCCCCAAGCTAAGTTAATGAGATCAAAATCTACATCAAGATGCTGAAAAAAGCCTTTTCGATCAGCATTTATAAGTTCCCAATAGTCAAAAGGCGGGCGTTCTAAGAAAAAATCAATGGGTACATTAAAATATTGTGCGATTTTTGCAAGGGTATCACTTTTGGGGGTGAGCCCTCTGTTTTTCCAGGCTGTCGCTATGGAATTGCTCAATTCCATATCCGTTACAGCCTTTTTCGGCTTTATGCCTTTTGCTTCGCACAATTCCAGAAAACGGTCATAAAACACAAAAAATCAGCTCCGATTTTAGGCAAAACATAGAAGCTAACTCAATTTAGCCCACCTGGCTTGAAAAGCTAAACTAGGTGTGCTATACTACGGGTATACTAGATAACTTAGTTTAGCCATTTTGCGACAGAAGTTAGCTTGATGGTTTGCAATGAATTGTTGATAACCGTATTGTACGCCAGAAGCTAACTAAAGTCAATATTAAAACTAAAGGAGGTTAGCTTTTTGTATGCCTGCACAATGGACAGGACAGCTAGTTGGAGAAATTCACAATGCTGGGTTCACCATCAAACAAGTTGCAAAAGAGGCTGACTTGAACCCCAAGTATGTCAGCCAGGTGTTGAACCGGGAATCAGAATCTCCCAAAGCAGAGAAGAAACTCAGACTTGCGCTGGAACGGCTGCGTACCGAGCGAAACGAACGCAACAGCTAGAGAAAGGAGCAAACTATGAACGACCTTGTTGCATACCAAAACAGTGGACTCCCTGCTCAGCTCGATGATTTAGCGAAGTTCATGATTGTGGCACAGGAGAAAGTCAAGGCGGTCAAGGCTGAAATTCGTGCAATCCAAAAGCTTAATTTGGCAAAAGAAGTCTATGCCCAAAAGATGGAGGAACAGCGGCGACTCCAGGAGGTGATTCTGCTGGCCTACCAGAGGATGGGGGAAATCACACGGGAGATGCCGAAGGGAAGTGGGAACCAGTACAGTGCTTTTTCCCACAAGAGGGAAGAAGCAAAACATAAAGCTCAAGCAATAAAAGATCTGGGTTTCTCAACCTCACAGGTAGGACGCATGGAGCAAATGGCCGCCCATCCTGACATTGTAGAGGAAGTCATCGCCGAATCCCAAGCCGGGGAGACGGAGGCCACCCAAGGTGAAGTGCTTCGGCGCATCAAAGAACGTCGGGACGGAGTGATTGACCTAGGCGAGTACCGAGAGGGCAAATGTCAGCGGGACATGGCACAGATTGATGAGGACTACAAAATCATCAAGGAATTCCATACAGCAATTTACAGCCCCCTGAAGCTCCCAGAATCCAATGAGGAGGTGGTTTCCGCGCTTATGCGGGCAACGCACGACTTGAAGGACCTGTTCTCTCACGACTTGGACACATTGGAAGAGGCGATTGAGAAGCTGCAGGGGCTTCAAAGGTTACTTAGAAAAGAGGCACACCGATATGGCAAGAAATGAAATCATCAGCAGAGAGGCTAGAGCAGCCATCAAACAGCAGCTCCATGACCAGGGTGAGTGGACTAAGTCTGAACTTCTTGACCTGATTCGCCCCCACTGTTCCTTTGACCCGCTGGCGTTGCAAGAGCAGGCCCTTAACCGGATTGCGGGAAATATTGTCCGCAGTATGCGGGACGAATCCGGGGTCAGGACGGCATTTCTGATCCAAAGCCGTGACATCATTGTGAACATCGAAACTTGCAAGTCTTATCCCAAGGTTGCTGCGGTGGAAAGCCAGCTTTCCAGGCAGATTGACGGGCTGACCCGTTCTCAGCGCAAAGCCCTACACCGGAAGCAAGAACTGGCCGGTCAGCTCAGCGTGTTTGAGATGATGCAATAGCGAAAAGCGCCCCGCTGGTGCGGACACACCAACGAGGGCATAGCAGACCTAAGAGAAAGGGGCCAAGCAATGAACGAACTTGAAATCAAGCGCGTACCCTTCATGGGCACAGAACTAGTGGCGGCCCGTGACGCTGACGGGCAAATCTGGGCAGGTGCTAGTTATATCTGCAAAGGCATCGGTCTTAACAAGAATGAGAAAGATCGCCAAATTAAGAACATTCAGGCCGATCGAGTTTTATCAAGGGGGTGCGTCAAATTTGACGCAGGGGTATTTGACCCCAACAACGAGACCATAGCCATTAAACTGGACTTCGTGCCCCTCTGGCTGGCAAAGATTAGCATCACGCCTACGATGGAGGCCGAAACCCCGGAACTGGTTGATACCCTGGTGGAATACCAGTTGAAAGCGAAGGACGTACTGGCGGCAGCGTTCCTGCCGAAGCAATACCAGAAAACGGAGCGCATCTATCCGCACAAGTCGTCTTCCCTTGGTGAAATTCAGAAGATGATGCACGAGCTACGGGGGATTATGAAGGACAACGACCAGCCGCCGGAGAAGATTTCGGAAATGGCGCAGGTCATGTGTGACCAATTCGAGATCAACCTGCCTACTGACTTCGTGCGCAGGAATCCCTTTCAGCAGATGGCTATCGCTGGAATGTTCTGGATGGGATAAAAAACCACTAGAGAAAGGGGCAAACCATGAACGAACTGCAAATTTTCAACCACCCCAAGTTTGGGGGCATCCGTACCATCACCGAGGATGGCAATACGCTGTTCTGCGGGAAGGACGTAGCGGAGGCATTGGGATATGACCAGCCCCACAAGGCCATTGACCGCCACTGCCGGTATGGTACGAAACGTACCGTACCCCACCCCCAGTCACCGGAGAAGACTATCGAAATGCTCTTTATCCATGAGGGCGACATTTACCGCCTTGCAGCAAAATCAGAGCTTCCCGGAGCAGATGAGTTTGAAAGCTGGATTTTTGACGAGGTCTTACCCTCCATCCGCCGGACCGGTGGCTACATCGCAGGGCAGGAAACCATGACCCCGGAAGAACTGATGGCTGCTGCGCTTGTCATGGCCAACAAGACCATCGCGGAGCGGGAGGCCCGGATCACCGGTCTGGAAGCAACCAATTCCGCTCTGACCGTAAGCAACCAGATCATGGCCCCCAAAGCCGACTACTTCGACGAACTGGTAGAACGCAACACCCTGACCAACTTTCGAGAGACGGCTAAGCAGCTGGGCATTGGGCCGAAGGCCTTTGTGAAAGAGCTGGTAAACCGGAAGTATCTCTATCGGGACAAAAGGGGCAAGCTGCTGCCCTACGAGGACAAGAACGACGGCCTGCTCCAGGTCAAGGAGTGCTTCAACGAGAAAACTCAGTGGAGCGGAACACAGACGCTTGTGACCCCGAAGGGGCGGGAGACGTTCCGGCTTCTGTTTGAAGGACTATGATAGGGGGTGCGCCAGCTTTGAGCTTACAAGAAGTGAAAGCCATGTCCTGCGACACCATCACCCCCGCTGTGGCGGCCAAGGTGCTTTCCTGCGATCCGAATTATATCCGGATCGCAGCCAGGCAGGCGCCGGAGCTTTTGGGTTTCCCGATCAGCCGCATCGGCAACCGGGTGAAGATTCCACGGAAGGCGTTTATCCGGTTTATGGAAGGAGATAGGAGATGAAACACCCCATAAACCTTATTGAAGATCACAGCCAAGACCAGGACCTCTATGTCAGCCTGGTCAACCGCTTACAGTCCCAGCGTCCCCGCCGCCGTACCCGGGACAATGTGGTCCGTTTCCCGGGTACCGCTCAGCAGCAGGAAGAACCCATCTCTGACGGCCTCACCACCGGCGGCGCGGCTGCTATCCTGCTGACGCTCCTGGTCCTGACGGCGGTGCTGATCGCGCTGGGAGCGGCGGGATGAAAGCGCCGGCCTACCGCATTTGCCGCAAGTGCCGTCTGACCTGGAACGTCAGCGTCCTGGGCCCAAGCGGTAAAATCTACATCTGCCCCCAGTGCGAGGCAAGAAGAAAAGGCCTCATCCGCAGCAAGCCGACCAAAGCGTCTGCGGATGAAGCCAAACCCACAAGGGGAGTCAATTCATTGTAGCACACCTCCCCTTGGCAAACAAGGAGGATATTGTATGAATTTTTTACAGTCCCTTACAACCGCAATCGCAATAACCCGTGAAATAAACGCGGCGGAAAAGGCTGGTGCCTCTGCGGTACAGTTAAAAAGGCTGTATAGCGTTCCCGTGGTTAAGGCCAGCTATTGGGGCTCCACAATGGAAGCCTGCCTGCTGCATGGGGGCAAATGGAAACCTGTCGCAGACGTGTTCAGGAGTTTTGATGAGAAAATTCAGCACGCCCTTACATTCCCCCCCGACTCCCCCAAAGGCTTTGTGGAACGCGCGAAGTTTTGGCAGAGCGCGTTAAAACCTGCATTGCCGTCGGAACTGTACCACGAGGCGATGTTGAAGATCACGCACTGGTATGCCCATTGCGTCAGAAATCGCTTGGGTATGTCCGCGTAAACAAATGAGAAAGGAAGGAATCCCATGTTAGAAATCAAAGTGACCGGCACCACACCCCTGGAGGTCTTGGCCTCCCTCACCGCCTTTGGGATGCACTGCATGACCAATGAGAAGGTCCTCAACGCCGCCAACCGCATCCTGGAGGAAGAGACGGAGAAGGTCCCCGAACCGGCCCCGTCTCCCGCACCCGCAGCCCCGGCCGCTGCGGACAAGCCCAAGCCGGAGACGCCCCCGGACCCCGGCCCCAAGATTGGGGAGACAGGCCCCGCTGCTGCCCCTGCTGAGCTGCCCGCGCCGGGGCCTGTCCCTACGGCGGAGGCAGTCCGGGACAAAGGGATTGCGGCGTCCCGGGCCTACGGCAAAGAGGCCGTGGTTGCCATTCTGAAGGACTTCGGCGTTACGGGGATGTCCGCCCTGGCGGAACAGGACCGCGCGGCCTTCCTGGCCCGGCTGGAAGGTTTAGGTGGAGACGATGCCTGACGTTCATGCCCTGCTGGGCCCTTCCAGCGCGAAGCGGTGGATGACCTGTACCCCCAGCGCCCGCCTGGGTGAGGGCATCCCAGAACAGGACAGCGACTACGCCAAAGAAGGCACCCTGGCTCACCGCATCGGGGAACTGCTCCTGCGCCGCCGCTGGGAGGGGGCAGACGTCGCCGCCCCGTTGACTGAGGCCCAGGCGGACCCGATCTACTCCGTATCCATGGAGGAGCACCTGGAAGCCTACGCCGCCTACATCGAGGAGTGCATGGCCGAGGCCAAGACCCGCTGCGCCGACCCCCGCATTTTCATCGAGCAGACGGTCCGCTATGAGGAGTACGTCCCGGAAGGCTTTGGCACGTCTGATGCCCTGATCGTTTCCGACGGGCTGCTGGAGGTCATCGACCTGAAATACGGCAAGGGCATCCCGGTCAGCGCGGAGGAGAATCCCCAAATGCGGATCTATGCCCTGGGCTGCTACCTGGCCCTGGGCTGGGCCTACGAGATCGACACGGTGCGGATGCACATCTTCCAGCCCCGGCTGGACAATATCTCCACCGACACCCTGCCGCTCTCCGATCTGCTGGCCTGGGCGGAACAGGAGCTGAGGCCGAAGGCCGCCTTGGCCTGGGAGGGGAAGGGGGACTTCCACCCTGGGGAGGAGACCTGCCGCTGGTGCCGGGCCGCGCCCCGCTGCCGGGCCAACCGGGACTATCAGCTGGAGCTGGCCCGGAAGGAGTTCGCCGACCCGCCCCTGCTGGACAACGACGAGATCGCCGAGGTCATGGCCCGCCTGCCCGCCCTGCTGGCCTGGGCGGATCGGGTGAAAGCCTTCGCCCTGGACGCTGCCCTCAACCGCGGGGAGCAGTTCCCCGGCTTCAAGGTGGTGGAGGGCCGGAGCAACCGCAAGTATACCGACGAGGACGCCATCGCCGCCCGGCTCCGCAAGGCCGGCTTCAAAGTGGCCGACATCTACAAGCCCCGGGAGCTTCTGGGCCTCACCGCCATGGAAAAGCTGGTGGGGAAGAAGAAGCTGGGAGAACTGGCCGGGGCCTACATCATCAAACCGGAGGGCGCGCCTACCCTGGTCCCGGCCTACATCATCAAACCGGAGGGCGCGCCTACCCTGGTCCCGGAGAGCGACAAGCGCCCACCCCTCAGCACCGCCGCCAAAGCGGCGGAAGATTTCGCAGACGATTTCAAGGAGGAATAACCTATGTCTAACCCCAACACCAACCCCTGCAAGGTCATTACCGGAAAGTGCCGCCTGTCCTATGCCCATATCTGGGAGCCCTCCAGCATGAACGAGGGCGCTCTGGCCAAGTACAGCGCCTGCATCATCTGGCCCAAGAGCGACACCGCCCTGACCCGTAAGATCGAGGCCGCTATTGACGCCGCCGTCCGGGACGGCATCAAGAGCAAGTGGAAGAGCAAGAAGCCCGCCAAGCTGAAGCTGCCCCTGCGGGATGGGGACGAGGAGCGCCCCGACGACGAAGCCTTCCAGGGCTGCTGGTTCCTCAACGCCAACTCCACCAAGCAGCCCGGCGTGGTGGACCTGGCCCGGAATCCCATCCTGGACCAGGAGGAGATTTACAGCGGCTGCTACTGCCGCTTCTCCCTGATGTTCTATCCCTTCTCCACCCAGGGCAACAACGGCGTGGCCGCGGGATTGAACAACGTCCAGAAGGTCTGCGACGGGGAGCGCCTGGCAGGCGGCAGCCGGGCCGAGGATGACTTCGACGACGGCTATCTGGGCGAGGGGGACCTGGACGATATTCTGTAAGCCCCGCAAAACCGGCCCCTGCTGCCTCTCCGGCGGCAGGGGTCCTGTCAACCGAAAGGAGGTGTCCCCATTATGGTCATGGGCGTAGACATCGAAACCTATTCCAGCGTGGACCTGAACAAGACCGGCGTTCGGCCTTATGTGGAGGCGGAGGACTTCACCATCCTGCTGATCGCCTACAAGGTGGACCGCCAGCCCACCCGCATCCTGGACCTGGGCGGGGGAGAGGCGGGGGACCCAACGCTCTTTTCCCCGGCGGCTTCGGACCCCCCAGCCGGGGACCTGGAGGAATTCCGGACCCTGCTGACGGACCCGGCGGTGGTCAAGACCGCCCACAACGCCGCCTTCGAGCGGACCTGTCTGGCGGCCTACTTCCAGACCCCCATGCCTGCCGAGCAGTGGCGCTGCACCATGGTCCTGGCGTCCTCTCTGGGGCTGCCTGCCTCCCTGGCCCAGGTGGGGGCGGCTCTGGGGCTGGAGAAGCAAAAGCTCACCGAGGGGGCGGAGCTGATCCGCTATTTCTGCAAGCCCGCCAAGGACGGCAGGCGGCATCTCCCCCAGGACGCACCGAACAAGTGGGAGCGGTTCCGGCAGTACAACGTCCGGGACGTGGACGTGGAAACGGAGATTCGTGACCGGCTGTCGGCCTTCCCCCTGCCTCCAGAGGAGCAGGCCGCCTGGGTCCTGGACCAGCGGATCAACGACCGGGGCGTCCGCCTGGACAAGCAGCTGGTGGAGAACGCCCTGGCGCTGGACGCCGCCTACTCCGCCCGCCTGCTGGAGGAGGGGCGGCGGCTCACCGGCCTGGCCAACCCCAAGAGCGACACCCAGCTGAAGCAGTGGTTAGCCCTTCGGGGCGTGGCCACGGACAGCCTGGACAAGAACACCCTTCCCGGCCTGCTGGAGGCGGCCCCGGACCCGGAGACCCGCCGGGTCTTGCAGCTGCGCCAGGAGCTGGGCAAGACCTCCGTGAAGAAGTTCGAGGCCATGCAGCGGGGGATGTGCCAAGGGGACCGGGCCCACAATCTCCTGCAATTCTGCGGGGCCGGGCGGACCGGACGCTGGGCGGGGCGCTTGGTCCAGGTGCAAAATCTGCCGCAGAACAAGCTGGGCGACCTGGCCCTGGCCCGGTCCCTGGTTCGAAACGGGGAGTTTGACCTCCTGGAGCTGGCCTACGGTTCCCCGCCCTTTGTGCTGTCCCAGCTGATCCGCACCGCCTTCATCCCCTCCACGGAGCACCGCTTCCTGATTGCCGACTATTCCGCCATCGAGGCCAGGGTGCTGGCATGGCTGGCCGGGGAGACCTGGGTTCTGCAGGAGTTTTACGGGGAGGGGCTGATCTATGAGGCCACCGCCTCCATGATGTTCCACGTTCCCAAGGAGGAGATCAAAAAAGGCGGCCCCCGGGCGGACCTGCGCCCGAAAGGCAAGGTGGCCACCCTGGCCTGCGGCTACCAGGGCAGTACCGGGGCGCTGATCCAGATGGGGGCGCTGCAAAGCGGCATCCCGGAGGAGGAGCTGCCGGGCATCGTCCGGCGCTGGCGGCAGGCCAACCGGCGGATCGTCCGCTTCTGGTACGCCGTGGAGGAGGCGGCGGTGAACGCCGTCCAGGGCCGCCCCAGTGCGCTGCCCCACGGGATACGGTTCGCGTGCAGCGGGGACTGGCTTTTCATCACCTTGCCCTCCGGGCGGCGGCTGGCCTACTACAAGCCGGAGCTGCGGCCGGAACCGCAGTTCAACAAACTGGGCCTGACTTACTTAGGGCTGAACCAGAACAAGCAGTTCGCCCGGCAAAAGACCTATGGCGGGAAGCTGGTGGAGAACATCACCCAGGCCACCGCTCGGGACTGCCTGCGGGATGCCCTGACCGCCCTGGAGTCTGCCGGGTATCCCATCGTGTTCCATGTCCACGACGAGGTGATCGTGGACCTGCCCAGGGGGCAAGGTTCCCTGGAGGAAATGGAGGAGATCATGGGCCGTCCGCTGCCCTGGGCGCCGGGGCTGCCCCTCCGGGCGGAGGGTTTCGAGGCGGACTTTTACCGCAAGGATTAAAGGAGGGATGCTATGCAAGCGATCACCCACGACGGGGAGATACACATCACCACCTTCGCCTCCCGGACCGTCAAGACGGGCAAGCGGAAAACCCTGCTCTGGTCCGAGTTTTTGCCGCTGCTGCTGCGCACCACCGTCACCAATGAGACGATGCAGGAGTACAGCAGGCTGAGGAAGGACGAGCAGGACCGCATCAAGGACGTGGGGGCCTTTGTGGGCGGCTGGCTGAAAGAGGGGCGGCGCAAGGCCGACGCCCTGGAACACCGGACCCTGCTGACCCTGGATGCCGACTTCGCCCAGCCGGACCTGCTGGACACGGTGGCCCTGGTGTACGGCTGCGCCGCGGCAGTGTACCCCACCCATAAGCACACCCCCGAAAACCCCCGCCTGCGGCTGGTGCTGCCGCTGCGGCGGGCGGTGACGGGGGAGGAGTACGAGGCCGTGGGCCGCCGGGTGGCCTGGGAGCTGGGGATCGACCAGTTCGACGACACCACCTACCAGCCCACCCGCATCATGTACTACCCCAGCACCGCCGCCGACGGGGTGTTCGACCCGGCCTGCCTGGACGGCCCCTGGCTGGACCCCGACGCAGTCCTGGCGCAGTACAGCGACTGGCGGGATGCCTCCGCCTGGCCGGTGTCCTCCCGGATGGACGCCCTGCGGCGGAAGGAGGCCAAAAAGCAGGGGGACCCGTTGGAAAAGCCGGGGCTGGTGGGGGCTTTCTGCCGCTGCTACGACATCCCGGCGGCCATCGAAACCTTCCTGCCGGAGGTTTACACCGCCTGCGCCCTGCCGGATCGCTACACCTACACCAAAGGGTCCACGGCGGCGGGGCTGGTGCTCTACGACGGCGGCGTGTTCGCCTATTCCAACCATGGGACGGACCCGGCCTCCGGGAAGCTGTGCAACGCTTTTGACCTGGTGCGCGTTCACCGCTACGGGGAGCAGGACGAGGACGCGGCCCCGGATACTCCCATGAGCCGCCGGCCGTCGTTTCTGGCTATGCAGGACCTGGCGGCGGCGGACCCGGCGGTGAAGCGCCTGCTGAACCGGGAGCGGGCGGACCGGGCTCGGGCGGACTTCGACGGCCTGGAGGCGCCGGAGGGGGACGAGGACTGGCTGGACCTGCTGGAGGTGGACCGGAAGGGAAAGGTCCTCTCCACCATCGACAACGCCTATCTCCTCCTCTGCCACGACCCGCTGCTGAAGGGCTGCGTAGCCTACAACGAGCTGAAGGTGCGGCCCGTGGCTCTGCGCAGTCTCCCCTGGAGGGCGGTGGAGGACACGGTCAACGGCAGCACCTGGACCGACGCCGACGACAGCGCCCTGCGCCGCTACCTGGAGAAATACTATAAGCTGTCGGGGAAGGAGAAAATCCTGGACGGCCTGATTACCGCCGCCCGAGACAACGCCATCCACCCCATCAAGCGCTACTTACAGGGCCTGGCCTGGGACGGCGTGGAGCGGCTGGACACGCTCCTGGTGGACTACCTGGGGGCGGAGGACACCCCCTACACCCGGGCCGTCACCCGCAAGACCTTCACGGCGGCGGTGGAGCGCATCTTCCAGCCGGGGTGCAAGTTCGACTATGTCCTGACCCTGGCGGGGCCCCAGGGCCGGGGGAAAAGCTCCCTGGTGGCGAAGATGGCCAACGGCTGGCACACGGACAGCCTGGCGGGCATCGGCACCAAGGAGGGCTACGAGGGTCTGCAAGGCTACTGGCTCATCGAGCTGGGGGAGCTGGCCGCCATGCGGAAGCTGGAGATCGAGACCATCAAGAACTTCATCTCCAAGCAGGTGGACAGCTACCGGGCCGCCTACGGCCGCCGGGTGGAGGACCATCCCCGCCAGTGTATCTTCATCGGCACCACCAACTCCACCGCCTTCCTCCGGGACGACACGGGGAACCGCCGCTTCTGGCCAGTGCGCCTGGGGGCGGCCCAGCCGGAGAAAACGGTGTGGGGGGACTTGAAGCAGCCAGTAGTGGACCAGCTCTGGGCCGAGGCGGTGGAGCGATACCGGGCCGGGGAGGCGCTGGTGCTGCCGCAGGAGCTGGAGGAGCACGCCCGAGTGCAGCAGCGGCAATTCACGGAGGACGACCCACGGGCCGGAGAGGTGGCGGAGTTCCTGGACCGCCTGCTGCCGGAGGACTGGGAGCGGCGGGACAAGGCCAGCCGGAACCTCTGGCTGTCGGACGAGCTCTCCGCCGGGCAGGGCAGCGTCCGCCGGGAGCGGGTGTGCATCGCGGAGATCTGGAACGAGCTGTTCCGGGAGGACAGCGGCAAACTGGACCGCCAGCGGGGGGACCAGCTGCGGGCCATTATGCGGAATATGCCAGGCTGGCAGGAGGTCCCAGGGAAGCGGAAATGCGGCCCCTACGGAGCCCAGCGGTGCTTTGAACGGGTGCCAGAAGGCGAGTGATTTCCCGGTTGCCGTTCGGTTGCCGATGTCTGGAGAACGGCAACCGGAATGGTTGCCGAGGTTGCCGACTGGTTGCCGATATCGGCAACCGGGAAACGTGTTGCAGTGCAAGGGGTTTGGGGCCTGGTTGCCGTGGTTGCCGTACTTTCTATATGATTCTAAAATTAAAGAGATTAAAGAGAAAAACACGCACATGACGCGCTTAATGCGCGTACATATACGCGCGCGAGAGAACCGGCAACCACGGCAACCGAAGCCGCCGAACGTTTGGAGGATGTTATGGAAAAAATGATCGAAGCCTATCTGCGGCAAAGAGTGAAGGAAGCAGGCGGCCTGGCCTTGAAATTGGTTTGCCCAGGTTGGACCGGGGTGCCGGACCGGCTGCTCCTGCTGCCAGGGGGCCGGGTGTACTTTGCAGAGACAAAGGATTTTGGGAAGAAACCGAAACCCCGGCAGAGATATGTCCACGAGCGGCTGCGGGGCCTTGGCTTTTGGGTCTTTGTGCCGGACAGCAAGGAAGCGGTGGATCGTATGCTGGCCCGTATCCGGGAAGAGGGGGGACTATGAAGTATATCCCCCATACCTACCAGCGGTTCTGCATCGACTATCTGCTGGAGCGGCCTGCCGTGGGGCTGTTCTTGAAGCCGGGCATGGGCAAGACCTCCATTGCCCTGACGGCGGCGGAGCGGCTGCTGTATGACCGCTTCGCGGTGAACAAGGTCCTGGTGATCGCGCCCCTGCGGGTGGCGGAGGATACCTGGAGCCGGGAGAGCGAGAAGTGGGACCATCTGCGCCACCTGCGGGTCAGCCGGGTCCTGGGCAGCGCCCGGCAGCGCACCGCGGCCCTGGCGCGGGAGGCGGATGTGTACTGCATCAACCGGGAGAACGTGGACTGGTTAGTCAAGCAGTACGGCCTGGCGTGGCCCTTCGACCTGGTGATCGTGGACGAGCTGTCCAGCTTCCGCAACCCCAGCGCCCGGCGCTTCAAGGCCCTGCGGAAGGTGCGGCCGTTGGTGAAGTATCTGTGGGGCCTCACGGGAACCCCCCGGCCCCGGAGCCTCTTAGACCTGTGGGCCCAAGTGTATCTCCTGGACCAGGGAGCGCGGCTGGGCAAGACCTTCACCGCCTACCGGAACCGGTGGTTTTCGGCCGGGCGGCAAAATGGGTATGTGATCTATGAGTGGCGGCCCCGGCCGGGGGCGGAGGAGGAGGTCTACGGCCTGATCTCCGACATCTGCATCAGCCTGGAGACCCAGGGGAACGTGGAAATGCCAAAACTGGTGGAGACCGTCCGGTCTGTGCCGCTGTCCCCAGCGGTCCGGGCCCTCTATGAGAGCATGGAGCGGGACGCCATTCTCTCCTTGGCCGGGGAGGTCATCGACGCCGGGAGCGCGGCGGCGGTGAATGGGAAGCTGCTGCAGATCGCGGGCGGGGCGGTCTACGACGAGGACCACGCCGTCCACCGCCTCCACGACCACAAGCTGGACGCCCTGGAGGATATCCTGGAGGAAGCGGACGGGGAGCCGGTCCTGGTGGCCTATCGCTTCCAGCACGAGCGGGAGCGCATCCTGGAGCGCTTCCCCCAGGCGGTGCAGCTGAAGGACAGCGGAACCATTGCCGCCTGGAACCGGGGCGAGATCCCCCTGCTGCTGGCCCATCCCGCCGGAGCGGGCCACGGCCTGAACCTCCAGGACGGGGGCCACATCATCGTCTGGTTCGGCCCCACCTACGACCTGGAGCTGGACGAGCAGTTCAACGACCGCCTGTACCGCCAGGGACAGAAGGCCACCACCAGCATCATCTACTTGGTGACGGAGGATACAGTAGAGGCAGACGCGATGGCCGCCCTGCGGGCCAAGGCCGACGGGCAGAATGCCATGATGGCGGCTGTGCGGGCCAGGATTCAAAAATACAAGAATACGGAGGGTTGATAACAGTGAAACTCGTGTTGATTTATTCTGAGGATTTGCCAGAAGAAAAGCGAAAGGCCGATTTTATCTATCGCCTAGCGAGAGGACTTTTTGATAACCATAGGATTCAGACTCTCGGCCCGGGGCGCTTACGGTTGGATATCTGGGATGGCGATGCAGAGCGCGATCATGACAGAGTTTGAACGGGCGGTATATGCTGACATGAAACCCGCAGACCGTGTCAGTATCTGGTTGATTAAAGCCGCGGACTTTTTCGAGTATTCAAGGATTATGACAGAAGAGGACGCCGGGGTGCTGAGAAAGGTCCTTGAGACAATGAAGGAGGGGAAATCGTGATAGCAAAAGAGTATTTACGGGAATTAAAACGGCTAAGCACTTGTATCGATCAAAAAATGCAAGAAAAAGCAACGCTTTATTCCAGTACATTGGGGGCCGCGAGGATGGACGCTGTGCGGGTAAGCGGCAGCGGGTCCTCTGGGGGTACTGAAAAAGTGCTTGAACGGTTGGAGGAAATGGAGATCGAAATTACACGGCAGATAGATTTATTTGCAGACCGCCGGCATATTATCATCGACCAAATCCAGGGGCTGGGTAACGAAATTTATATTACCGTTCTGTACAAACGATATGTTGAGTTCAAGAGGTTAGAGGAGATCGCCGTAGAAATGGGCTATACATACAAGTATGTGAGCCGGGTGCATGGGTATGCGCTGCAAGAATTTTATCGGCTACATGAAACGGCCATAGCGGAATACGAAGCAGAGAAACGGGCCTCGTATGAAAGTGGGGGAACAAAGTAGAATTTGGATGTGCTATAATGCTACCGTAAAATTTTAACCAAGCCAGGCGGCCTTCATGTCAGAGGGTCGCCATTTTTATGACGTAAGGAGAGGAGGAAATGCCAAAAAGGAATACGCAAGCACCCTGGGAGCGGCGCAGCGGCGAGAGCGCCCAAGCCTTTGCGGCATTTTCTGCCTATCTGGAGATGGGCCCGGAGCGGAGCCTCCAGGTGGTTAGTCAAAAGTTATCCAAAAGTAGGACGCTCATCAGCCGTTGGAGCAGCACCTATCAGTGGGTGGACCGCTGCCGAGCCTGGGACGACCACCTCCAGCGGGAGGCCCGAAAGGCCGCGGTCCAGGAGGTCCGGGCCATGAACAAGCGGCACATCCAACTGGCAAAAACCCTCCAGGCCACGGCCCTGCAAGCCATCCAGACGGTGGGGGAGGACATCATCGACCAGAAGAACCTGGCCCCCATCCTTAAACTGGCCACCGCCCTGGAGCGGGAGAGCCGGGAGGCCGAGGTGGCCGCCCTGGGGGGCAGCGTAGGGACCGACGAGGGCCAGAACAATCTGCTGGCCGCGATTTTGAGCACCGAGGAGGTGGACACCGATGATCTACCAGAGGTTGAGTAAACGTCAAAAGCTGGCCATGCTCTGGTGGCAGCAGCCCCGCTTCCGGGATCGGGACGCCCTGATCTGTGACGGGTCCATCCGCAGCGGGAAGACGGTGTGCATGACGGTGGGCTTTATCCTGTGGTCCATGGTCACGTTCAATGGCCAGAAATTCGCCCTGTGCGGCAAGACCATCGAGAGTTTACGGCGCAACGTGGTTCTGAATCTGCGGGACTGGATACCGCCGGAGCTGGGGATCGTAGAGCGGCGGTCGGAGAATAAATTGACCATCACCGACGGCACCGGGCGGGAGAACACATACTTCCTCTTCGGCGGCCGGGATGAGTCCAGTTACACCCTGATCCAGGGCATCACCCTGGCAGGGGTGCTGCTGGATGAGGTGGCCTTGCAGCCCCAGTCCTTCGTGGAGCAGGCCCTGGCCCGGTGCTCCATCGAGGGGTCCAAGTTCTGGTTCAACTGCAACCCGGAGGGGCCGGAGCACTGGTTTTATAAAAACTGGGTGGAGGGCGAGAAGCCCAAGGAGAAGAACGCCCTCCACCTCCACTTCACCATGGAGGACAACCCCGCCCTGCCCCAGAAAATCCGGGCGCGGTATGAGGGGATGTATGCCGGAGTGTTCTATGACCGCTACATCCGGGGCCTGTGGGTGGTGGCTGAGGGGTTGATCTACACCATGTTCAACAAGGATTTTCATGTGGTCCCGGACGTCCCCCGGCCCTATGACTGCTACTACATCAGCGTGGACTACGGCACCGCCAACCCCTGTTCTATGGGCCTCTGGGGCCGGGCGGACGGCAAGTGGTACCGGATGCGGGAGTATTACTACGATAGCCGGAAGGTGGGAGCACAGCGCACCGACGAGGAGTATTATACCGCCCTGGAGGCCCTGGCCGGGGACCTGCCTATCCGTGGGGTCATCGTAGACCCGTCGGCGGCATCGTTTCTGGAGACCATCCGGCGGCACGGGCGCTTTTACGAGACCAAGGCGTCCAACGCCGTGCTGGACGGCATCCGCAACGTGGCGACGCAGCTACAGCAGGGGCGGCTGTTTATCTGCGAGGGGTGTGAGGACTGTATCCGGGAGTTCGGCCTGTACCGCTGGGATGAGAAGGCCGTAGGAGATAAGCCCATCAAGGAGAACGACCACGCCATGGACGATGTGCGGTACTTCGTCCACAAGGTGTTCGCGCCCAAGCTGTTTGATTTTTGAGGAGGGATGTTATGCAGATTTCTATCCTGGGGGAGCCGTACACGGTGCGCTACCCGACCGAGGCAGAGGATGCCTATTTAAGGGACAGGGACGGCTATTGTGATTTCAGCGTCAAGTGCTGCGTGGCTCGGGGTTATACGCCAGAGGAACGCAAAGAGACAGGGGCGCTGCGGGACCTGGACGTTTACAGGCGGAAGGTCATGCGCCACGAGATCATCCACGCATTCCTCCACGAAAGCGGGCTGAGCATCAACACGGAGAAGTCCGAGTCCTGGGCTGACAACGAAGAGATGGTGGACTGGTTCGCCATCCAAGGCCCAAAGATATACGCCGCCTGGCAGCAGGCGGGCTGTCTGTGAGGTGGTGAAGCTGTGGTAACACTCAATCTGCGCGACGACTGCACCCACCGCAGCGCCACCAACTTCCGCCGGGGCATGACAGATAAACGCTTCCTGGAGCTGGAGATCACCGCCTGGCTCCACTCCCCCGAGCGCAGGCGGCAGCTGGAGGCGGAGGAATACTACGACGGGGACCAGGCGGTCCTGCGCCGCCGTAGGCTGGCCCTGGACGATGATGGGAACCTGGTGGAGCTGTCCCACCTGCCCAACCACCGCATGGTGGACAACCAGTACGCCAAGATGGTGGACCAGAAGACCAACTACTCCTTCGGCCGGCCGTTTTCCTTTGACACGGAGAACGCCCAATACGCCGAGGCCCTGAACACGATCCTGGGCGCCCGGTTCCGGCGGCTCCTTCGAGCGGTGGGGGAAGGGGCCTGGATTTCTGGCAAGTGCTGGCTGTGCCCCCGCTACGAGGGCGGGGAGCTGACCTTCCAGCGCCTCCCGGCGGATGAGGTCCTGCCCTTCTGGGCGGACGCGGACCACACCATCCTGGACGCCGCCGTCCACCTCTACGCCGTGCAGGAGTACGACGAGACGGAGCAGGTCCGCCAGGTGGTGAAGGTGGAGGTGATGCACGGCGGCGGGGTGGATTGCTTTGTCCGCAAGGACGATGGGACCCTGGTGCCGGACGATTACGCCCGGTCCGGGCCATACATCATCGAGCGAGACCCAGTGACCGGGGCGGAACGAGCCTATAACTGGTACCGCGTCCCCCTGGTCTGTTTCAAATCCTCCCACCATGAGCTGACCCTGCTGTCCCGGGTGAAGTGCCTACAGGACGCCTACAACGATATCCTCTCCAACTTCGCCAACCAGATGGAGGAGGACATTCACTCCACCGTCTTGGTTATCAAGAACTACGAGGGGGAGGACTTGGGGCGGTTCCGGCATAACCTGGCTGCCTATGGGGTTATCAAAGTGCGCTCCTATGAGGGCTGCGAGGGCGGGGTAGATACCCTGACCATAGAGGTCAACGCCGAGAACTATAAAACCCTGCTGGCCCTGCTGAAGGACGCCATTATCGAGAACGCCCGGGGCTTCGACGCCAAGGACGACCGCATGAGCGGCAACCCTAACCAGATGAACATCCAGTCCATGTATTCTGACATCGACCTGGACGCCAACGGAATCGAGATGGAGTTCCAAGCTGCGATGGAGGAATTGCTCTGGTTCGTAGATCAGCACCTAGCCAACACCGGCCAGGGCAGCTTTGAGGGCCAGGAGGTCAAGATCATCTTCGACCGGGATGTGCTCATCAACGAGACGGAGGCCATCAACAACTGCAAGGCTTCCGTGGGCATCCTCTCCGACGAGACCATTGTCAAGATGCACCCCTGGGTCAGCGACCCGGAGGAGGAGCTGGCCCGGATCAAGGCCCAGCGGGAAGAGGAGGCTGCTGCTGATCCGTACCGGGCGGCCTTTGAGAAAACCAAAGGGCAGGACGCTCCCGTAAAGGACGGTGAGGGCGATGCCGGGTCAGAATAACGCCGTCTATTGGGCGCAGCGCATGAAGCGCATGGAGGACGCGCTCAAAGATCAGTCCTATGCTTATGTGGAAAACCTGGAGCGGCAATTCCGGGCGGCCCAGGCGGAGGTGCAGCGGCAGCTTGCGGCCTGGTATCAGCGTTTCGCGGACAACAACGGCCTCACCCTGGCTGACGCCCGGCGGCTCCTGAACACCGCCGAGCTGGAGGAATTCCGCTGGACGGTTGGGGAGTATATCGCCTACGGCCAGCAGAACGCCCTGGACGGGGCCTGGATGAAGCAGCTGGAGAACGCCAGCGCCAGGGTACATATCTCCCGGTTAGAAGCGATTCAGCTTCAGCTGCAACAGCAGGCGGAGCAATTGTATGGGAACCAGCTGGACGCAGCGGACACGGTGATCCGCGGGATGTACCTGGGCAGCTACTACGGAACCGCCTTCGAGCTTCAGCGGGGCCTGGGGGTGGGCTGGAC